CAATAATTTATAAAGCTATCTTCTGTATCAAATTCATCTATATGCCTAATATTACTAACCACACATAAGGAAGTGATTACTGAATTATAATACGCAGAACCAGATAGTCCTTTGTTCGTCCGATAGATTAAAACAAGGTCATTAGGTCTAAATGATGTAACACCGTGCATTGCACAAATATATATTTTTCTTATGCTATTCGTATGTGAAACGTCGCTGACGATGCTAGGAGATTCTGTACGGAGTATGGAGTCCGGGAAAAGATTTGTATGGTAATGAGGATCTACCGAGAGAATGAATTTTCTATTACTATCTGAATGATGCATGAATGGATAATCATTGACTATATCCCCAGTCAACTGAACGTTGTGCATTTCTTTTAGTAAAACGTCTTCCGCATTATCGTCAGGACCTTTCGAACCAACAATATCAAATCCAAACGATTTGAATAATCTAATAAGATAAGCGTGTTTTGGATAAACCGTTACATAAATATCATCTGCATCGCATTCTAAAGCATGGTCGAATATCTTCTTAATAAAACGTTCACCTCGAAGAGTTCCACGTGATTCAAATTTGAATGTACCAACCTTTAGATGCTTTCTCATCGGTAATTGAGGGGTTACGTCAGTAACATTCTCATTTTCGATTTTCAGATACAAAAAACCTTCAATGTTGTTTTGTTCATTATAAAGAACATAGGCTAATGCTGATGGATCATTTTTTTTCTTATCAATCCATCCTGCAAAATCCGGATAATCATTGTTTAGTGAATCGAAGAAGGGATCGTTAAAGTCTATATGGCTGAACTGAGTGTAGTATAAGTTTTCCATTTGATATTCCTTATATCCAAAGAATCAAGAAATGACGTCCAATAAAACTATATATACCTAGGGATAGCCAAAGGGCGAAAAATGTTAAAGCAGTGTATATTGGTATGCGACTGACTGAAAATTTACAAGATACTAAAAATTTTATTATCATGTTTGTGCTTGAGCGATTTAATCGATCTTTGACTTTAGCATCTACTTCTACCATCGCAATGCTGAATATGCGGTAAACTTTCTCACGTGTTTCATGCCCTTTCAGTGACATAACACGGAGTAATTCTTCCTCAATTTCTTTAACCGCCTCCTCCCAATATTCTTGCCAATATTTTGCACCAGAAGAAATTCCTATCTGAAAGAACGATACAATCAAGCCAACAAGCGCAATGAAAGGTACGAATGCTTCACCCTTGTCATTTTGGTATAAGGTGGCTAAACCTGCGAAAAGAACGCCCTGAAAAATCATGAAAAAATTATTACGTTGAGATAACTGAGTTATCTCAAAGTCTCTTATGCGAATAGTCAGCTCATAGAGGCGCTTTACGGCCCTAAGATCACCATTTTCATTCTGTTCATCATTGGATTCGGACGTCGTTGTCATAAAAATTCCTTTTATCGGATGCAACTAACTAAAACTTTTGCAAGTATCTCAATATCCGCAATTGCGCATTCGAATGAACTATTGCCCCCATCTATGCGAAGTCGGCTACCAGGAAGACGTGTCAAACTCCTTAGAGCAACCTCCCCATCAATACTCACTACCCACATGCCGTCACGCACATCTCCATAATCCATATCGCAGATAAATTCTGAAGTGCCATCGATCACAACAACAGGATTTTTAAGATTATCAGGCAAAAAGCTTGCATCAAAAACATATGAGCCATCTTTGCGTAATGACCCATTGGTCAAAACATGCTTCTCAAGTTCTTTAGTGTTTGCTTTATGTGAACTTTGTTTTGAACCTTGTCCTGTGGTGAGCCAGTTTAGAGATATACCAGTTTCTAAGGAGCATTGAATCACCCACTCAGCCGGAAAAGAGTCGCGCATATAGCGTGTTGCTAAGGTACTTTTCGAAATTCCTAAATGGTCGCACAAAGCTTGTCTTGTCTTGAAACCATAAGCTTCAACCATACGCTCTATGGCTCCACGGCCGCCTTTCTCCAAATTCATGGTCACTCCAGGTGAACTTTTACCTTGACGATTTCATGATGCGATCGTATGTTTATGGTGTTCACAAAATACAAACGATCAGTATTCATCCTGATTAATCATTGCTAAACGAGGAATGTTGCATCATGAGACCTAACATTTCAATCACTCTCATCATCCCCCACGTCACTATTGAAAGATATAGTGAACTCACTGGGTTATCTATCGACACCATCAACGACATGCTTGCAGATGGTCGATTGCTTCGTCATCGCCTACGCAAGGACAAAAAGCGTGAAAAAGTGATGATTAACATCGCTGCGATGACTGTCGATGCACTCTCAGATTGCAACGTGACTATCAACTAGTTCCATTTTGAGACTTCACGGAGCAACTGACTATGTTTGACTATCGCATATCAAAACATCCTCATTTCAATGAAGCCTGTCGGGCTTTCGCTATACGCCACAACATGGCGAATCTGGCAGAACGTGCAGGCATGAACGTTCAAACCCTGCGTAATAAGCTCAACCCGGAGCAACCGCACCAGCTCACAGCGCCAGACATATGGCTGCTGACAGATCTCACCGAAGACTCAACGTTAGTTGATGGTTTTCTGGCGCAGATCCATTGCCTGCCATGTATACCAACCAATGAAGTTGCACGGGAGAAAATGCCGCAGTACGTTCTGAAAGCCACTGCCGAGATCGGCCGTGTTGCCGCAAGTGCGGTTTCTGGTGTTCAGCTAAATGCGGCCACCCGCCGTCAGGTTGTCGAAAGCGTCAACTCTGTTACTCGCCTAATGGCGCTTACCGCCATTTCGCTGCAGGCGCGGCTACAGGCTAACCCAGCAATGGCAAGTGTCGTCGATACTGTGACGGGCCTTGGCTCTTCGTTTGGGCTGAGCTGAGGTGTTTATGCTGAACAATGAACCCTCATTTGCGTCTCTTCTCGTTAAGCAAAGCCCGGCAATGCACTGCGGCCACGGCTGGATCATGGGGAAAGATGGTAAGCGCTGGCATCCGTGCCGCTCGCAGGATGCACTTTTGGCCGACCTGTCCACTATCCAACAGGGGAAACCATGGCTATTGAAGGTCCTGCAGCGACTGTTCCACTGAGTACCGGTCAGCGCCTGAATGGGCTGAACCACATCGCGGAGCTGAGAGCAAAAGTGTTTGGTCTGAATATTGAGCGGGAGCTGGAACGGTTTATTAATGAGATGCGCGATCCCCGCGACATTAACCATAAACAAAACGAGAGGGCACTGGCCGCCATATTCTTCATGGCAAAAATTCCGGCAGAACGTCACAGCGTCAATATTAATGAGCTGACCACTGACGAAACGCGGGAGCTGATTAAAGCAATGAATCATTTTCGTGCAGTGGTGAGCTTATTTCCGAAACGGCTAACCATGCCGAATTAACCCAAAACAGAAATTAATGGCGTAAACCCGCCGGGCATTCTTTTGCCCAAGTTCAGGAGAAATGTTATGCGAAATAGTGAAACCCGTACCACCAAAACCGCACCGGATGATGCCGGTTTATTCCAGCTGTTTAACGAGACTCGCCTGGATGAGCGTAAAAGCTGTGCCTTTGCCGTTTCCATCCGCATAGAGGCACTGGCGATACACATCCTGAAAGAGGGGATGAACGGAGTGGAGGCGGCAGAACTGCTGCGCCGTGAAGTCGCTCGTTATGAAGCTGAATCTCGCGGAGACTGGCACTGATGGCGGACTCCATGGATCTCGTACAGCAGCGCGTCGAAGAAAACCTTCAACGCCATATTCATAACGCCCGCACCAGAAAGCCAGGCATTGCCCGCGTTCTTTGCATCGACTGTGACGCGCCAATTCCAACTGCTCGCAGACAAGCTATCCCTGGCGTGCAGTGCTGCGTGACTTGCCAGGAAATCGCTGAGCTGAAAGGGAAGCACTACACCCGAGTCGCGCTGTGAGCTTCGGAGCCTGTCAGTGATGCCTGAATTAACAAACGAAAAAGGTGGCCCTACTGAGGCCGACGGGGCTTTCCCATGGAACGCCCCGAAAAAAGCAGTAAACCCCTATCTGGACCCGGCGGAAGTTGCGCCGGTGTCTGCGCTTTCAAACCTGATCACTCTCTACGCTGCGGACAACGAGCAGGAACAGCAGCGCCGCGAGGCGCTGAGTGATGAGGTCTGGGAACGCTATTTCTTCAATGAATCCCGTGATCCTGTCCAGCGTGAACTGGAACAGGACCGGCTCATCAGCCGCGCCAAAATGGCACGTGAGCAGCAGCGTTTTAACCCCGATCTGGTCATTCTGGCAAACGTCAGCGCCGAGCCTGCTCACGTCAGCAAACCTTTGCTGGAGAGAATTAAATACTTCCAGGGGCTGGGAAGGGCGAAGGCTTATTCCCGCTATCTGCGTGAAACCATCAGGCCGTGCCTTGAGCGACTGGATCGCGTGCGTGAAAGTCAGGTGTCTGCCTCCTTTCGGTTTATGGCGAGCCATGAAGGGCTGGAGGGGCTGCTGATTCTGCCCGAAATGAACCAGGAACAGGTTAAGCGATTGTCTACGCTGGTTGCGGCACATATGAGCATGTGTCTCGATGCGGCCTGCAGCGATCTGTTGGTGACTGATGATGTCAAGCCTGAGCAAATCCGTCAGTCATGGGAAAAGTTAGCAGCAGAGGCTATGCGGCTGGATGTCATTCCGCCTGCCTTTGAACAGCTGCGCCGCAAGAAACGCCGTCGTAAGCCCGTGCCATATGACCTTATTCCGGGTTCACTGGCGCGAATGCTGTGTGCAGACTGGTGGTACCGCAAACTGTGGCAGATGCGCTGCGAGTGGCGGGAGGAACAGCTGCGCGCTGTTTGCCTGGTCAACAAGAAAGCGTCCCCGTATGTCAGCTATGAAGCCGTGATCCACAAACGCGAGCAGCGCCGTAAATCGCTGGAGTTTTTCCAGTCGCACGAGCTGGTCAATGCCGATGGTGACACGCTGGATATGGAAGACGTGGTGAACGCCAGCAGCAGCAACCCAGCGCACCGTCGTAATGAAATGATGGCCTGTGTAAAAGGGCTGGAGCTGATCGCAGAAATGCGTGGCGACTGCGCTGTGTTTTATACCATCACCTGCCCGTCACGCTTCCACGCCACCCTCAACAACGGCAGGCCCAATCCGAAGTGGACCAGCGAAACGGTCCGACAGAGCAGCGATTATCTGGTCGATACCTTTGCCGCATTCCGCAAGGCTCTGCACAAAGCTGGGCTGCGCTGGTATGGCGTCCGTGTTGCTGAGCCGCATCACGACGGCACCGTGCACTGGCATCTGCTGTGCTTCATGCGCAAAAAAGACCGCCGCACGCTCACTGCGTTGCTGCGTAAATTTGCTATTCGTGAGGACCGCGCCGAGCTGGGCAACAATACCGGCCCGCGCTTTAAGTCTGAACTCATTAACCCACGCAAGGGCACACCGACCAGCTACATCGCCAAATACATCAGCAAGAACATCGACGGGCGCGGACTTGCGAAAGAGATCAGCAAAGAAACCGGTAAATCACTGCGCGACAGCGCCGAGCACGTCAGTGCCTGGGCATCCCTGCACCGCATCCAGCAGTTCCGTTTCTTCGGTATTCCAGGGCGTCAGGCATATCGCGAGCTGCGTCTTCTGGCCGGGCAGGCCGCGAGAGCGCAAAGCGACAATAAAGCCGGTGCGCCGGTGCTGGAAAATGCGCGACTGGATGCCGTGCTGGCTGCCGCCGATGCGGGCTGCTTTGCCACCTACATCATGAAGCAGGGCGGTGTTCTGGTTCCCCGCAAACATCATCTTATCCGAACCGCATACGAGCTTAACGACGAGCCGGGCACCTACGGCGATCACAGCATCCGTATCTATGGCATCTGGTCCCCGATTGTTGAGGGCCGGATCTGCACGCACGCGATGAAGTGGAAAATGGTTCGTAAGGCCGTTGACGTTCAGGAGGCGACAGCCGACCAGGGCGCTCGCGCCCCTTGGACTCGTGGCAATAACTGTCCCCCTGTTGAAAAAACGTACCAGACAGGGGGCGAACTACCGGGCAGCGAAGAACCTGCAGCGCTGCCGGACTACGAAAACATGAGCAAAAAGGAACTGCGCGAGCTGACGGCAAGGCTGCGGCTGGTCAAACCGAAACGCAGAAAAGGCTACAAACAGGAAATTACGGATCACCAGCGCCTGCAGCTCGATGCGGAGCTGAGGTCCAGAGGCTTTGACGCCAGTGAAACGGAAGTGGATCTGCTTCTGCGTGGCGGCAGCCTGCCATCTGGAGCTGGGCTGCGCCTGTTCTACCGGAACAAGCGACTACAGGAGGATGAGAAATGGCGTCAATGGTACTGACAGCTCTGAGAAATGGCATATCTATTAATCAAAGAGTTAGCTGAGTAAAAAACTATTTCAGCTTTAAAATCATATGATGTACTGTATATATAAACAGTAATATTGGGAGGGAGTTGTGAACGATTTGTTCATGGAGTCACTTGCACTGCAGCGGATAGAACTTATGGCCCGGCTGGTTGCCAGCTCAGATTGTAGCGATGACGACAAGGAGGTTGCGATTTCGTGGCTGTCGGAGCTGACAAGCGATCTGGTTACCAGGATGAATGATTATGGAGTAGGGCAGGATGAGAGTAAGCATTAGTGATTCCGCACCATGGGAAACTCCCTCTCATATGGCATCCTGCAGTTTGAGAACACAGTGCATGTCTATGGTGCATGGATTCGCATGATCCAAAAAGGATCGCAATGGGTCGGGGCCGCCAGAACTGGCGCGCTTTTCGGCCCGTCATGCGCCTGCATGAAAACCACTACACAAAGCGGGCAGGCGTGGCGGGGATACGAGCGCGCGCAATAGCTTGTATTTCTGAAAATTGTGGTTGATGTCATAGTTTTGATTTTGTCATATGATTCGTATTGTCAATGACATAAATTCTTATTTAGTATGGGATGACATTATTCAAGAGAAGAATTTCAATATGAATGGGCAAGTTAAGGTCTTCTGTTGTGGCATCTATCATCCTTATCGATATAGAGGAGAGCGTAATCCAAAGGCAGGCGATCAGCTATCAAAGGCAATGATGGACTTAAAGGACCACACTAATCAAAATCACAAAAAAGCTATTCAAACATTCTCAAGTTTAATAATAGAAGAGCTAGACAGGTATATCATTGGGAAGGGAGAGAATAAAAAGGACTTCACATCTGTACCATTTGAAATATGTGTTGTCCCCTCGCATGAGGAAGGTAAAGTATCCTCTGCATTGCAAGTTATAGCTCAGAAAATATGCGAGCATTATGAAAATGGGAAAGTTTCTCAATCTCTTCAAAGAAACACCACAGTCGCGAGCGCACACAAAGATAACGGAGATCGGTCAGTTGCTAATCATATGGCAACGATCTCAGTGGTCTCGGATGTCAAAAATAAAGTTATTTTACTGATTGACGATGTGACAACCACTGGGGGAAGTATGATTGCGTGTGTAAATCTGCTAAAATCCAAAGGTGCGAGAACAATTTTGCCACTGGCATTGTTGGAAACAGCGAATTATGAGGAGTAATGGCGTGCACCCTTCAGATCTGAAAAAATATTTAGGCCTAACTGTTCAAACTGAGAGGCTAACATCAGAGCAAGGGTTGCTTAAACTCATTAACAGTCTCCGTTTTGAGTCTTTTAGAGACATTCACGATTTGGTTGAGTCTGTAAATTTAACGTCTATATTAAAAAATAAATTAACCATTGCTGATTTGATGAATTCCGAAAAATATTATGACCTTCATCAGCAACATAATATTGATGTTATTCCATTTGGCGATGAGCGTTATCCGCTTTGTCTGGCAATGACCCCAAATCCACCCGCAATGCTTTATATCAGAGGTGATATAAATATTCTTCATGAGATGCCAGGTGTAGCGATTGTAGGGTCACGTCAGGTATCGCGTGCCGGAGAGGAAATTACAAAGAGGATTACTTCTCGGGTATGTGAGAACGGATTGGTGATTGTCAGCGGCCTTGCTATTGGTACGGATACTAATGCCCATCAAGCTTCTCTAGATGCAAATGCAAAAACTATTGCTGTGTTAGCGCATGGGTTAGAATTAGCCAAGCCTAAACAAAACTCTAAATTGGCCAGGGATATTTTAGATAATGGCGGGGCGTGGTTATCTGAATACCCTGTAGGCCGTCCAGCATTTAAACAATCATTCGTTCAACGGAATAGAATTCAAGTTGGTTTATCAGCAACCTCTATTCTTATCGAGGCAGCCAAAGATAGCGGTACAATGACGCAGGCAGATTTTGCCATAAAAGCAGGCAGACCTATCTTTGCAGTAGTGCCTCACAAAATAAACAATCCCTTAGAATTGAATTGTGAAGGGAATGTTCAATTGGTCAAAAATAATCTTGCTAAGCCCTTAAGGACCAGTGAAGATTATGATGAGTTAATTTCTGTAATATTGGATTCAATAAGACGTATCTCTGAGTATTCGAAGATATATTTAAATAATATTAATGCTTCTTTACTATAGGTGAGGCAGTAAACCTGCCTCATTTGCTATAGTTCATAACTATTAAAGTTTATTACTTCTTGCTCAACCCATTTATTTAACTCCTGAAGCCGCTTTTGTAGCGGCATCAATTCGTTACGAACAAAGACGAGGCTTGCCTTCTCCACATCACCAAACCCGCCAACATTACTTGGCATAATCCCCATCATCTGCGGCGGAACGCGGTGTGCCGCCATCATGTCATCCCGGCTCACGTTCTTGATATTCAGAAACTCATCCTTTGCCGCTACCTCTGAAAGCGGAATGATCTGAATACCGTCCTTTTTGCCGTTGGGCGAGTACATAAACAGGTTGCGGAAGTTGCCCGGTCCTTTGGCGCTTTTCATGGCCTGGCGGATGTTGTTCACGTCCTCCTGGTTTTGTGCTGCGTCGGTCATATACATGATGAACCCTGCGTGACTGCCGTTGATATAGTACTTGCGTCGGAACAACGTAGCTGACTCGTTCAGCAGGGCGGAAGGGATGGCGGACAGGTATTCCGGCAGGCCGTAAATCTCCTGGTTCAGGTCCGGCTCCATCAGGTGAAAGATACTGCCTTTGGTGAACTCGTAGGGCTGTGTGGTCATGCCGTATTGCACAAACCAGTAGGTATCGAGATCGATCCCGCGGCGGGTATATTTCGCCAGCGATGGCTCCAGCGACAGAATGCCGCCGAGTCGGTTGGTCCGTTTCTCCAGATAGGCGTTACCGAATACCAGATAATCCTGCACGAAGCGGCTGAATGCCTGCTGGCTCAGTAGCGGGTGCGGGATAAACGTGCTGGTCAGGATGTTGCGCTTAACGGCAATCGGGGAGCTATGATGCACGGCGGCGCGATAGGTACGCGCTAGGCCATCAAAGCTCACGGGCGGCTCATACCATTTGTCCATCTGCACGCATTCCACGTAATCCAGCAGTTCGCGGCGGTCCAGTACCGGGATCGGGTCGCCAAAGCTGAACGCTTCGGCGTGAGTTGTATTCTTCTGCTGTGCGGCTTCCTGCACTGGCGCATTGATCAGGGAGTCGTATTCACTCATCAAAAAATCTCCACAATATTGCTGGTGTTGGCGGATTCGCCCTGCAGCGGTTCGTTAAACAGTGCGTGCATCGTCGCCCATGCCAGATCGGCGTGGCTGGCTTCTTCGCTGCGGCTGGCTTCGTAGGTCGGGCGGTTGCCGCTGGCGGTGGTAGCCCGGCGGATAGCCATGAATGATTGCGCGATATCGGTGTGCCCGGCGTCGAACTCCAGACGGCGGTGGCTGATAATGTCGTAGGCCTTAAGCACCAGGGCGTTTTTGACATTAGGGTTGTAGACAAACTCGCGCACGGCAGGGAAGAAGGCCTTCACGTTCTCATACACGCCGTGGCCGACGCCGGTGGAGTCGATGCCGATATAGGTCACGTTGTACTGCTGCGTTAGCTTTTTGATGGCGTCCGCCTGGGCGCGAAAGTCCATCCCGCGCCACTGGTGACGCTCCAGAATGCGGAACTTGCCGCCCGGCACGGCAGGCGGAGCCATAACCACGCAGCCCGCGCTGTCGCCGTTCTGCGTGCCTTTTGCCGGGTCATAGCCGATCCACACTTCGCGCCAGCCAAACGGACGCAGCGCCAGGGCGTGAAAGTCGCTCCAGACTTCCCAGCTGTCCACCATGCAGGCCTGCAGCTCGCTGAGCGGGAACACGGACGCCAGATCGTCGATAAACTCGCACATCAGCAGGTTCTGGTACTCGTCCGGGCTGTACTCCATGCGCAGCTGGTCAATGTCGAACAGGTTACACCCGCCGCGCACCGCGTCCTCCACGGTGACAATCTGGCGATACTGCCCGTCCGGGCAGAGCAGGCCGGGAGCCAGGCTGCCGTGGGTCAGGTCAATATCCACCTTGTCCGCTTTGGCGCGGCCCCGGTTGAACAGCGCACCGGACCAGAACGGATACGCGCTGTGCGTCAGGCTGGACGGCGTGGAGAAGTAGGTTTGCCGCCATTTTTTGTGGATGGCCATCCCGGAAGCCACTTTGCGCAGCTCCTGGAATTTTGGTATCCAGAAATATTCATCCAGATACAGGTTGCCGTGGTAGCTCTGCGCCGTGCGGGCGTTGGTGCCGAGGAAGTACAGGCACGCGCCGTTGCTGAGCGTCATCGGGTCGCCTTTCAGCTCTACATCGACCTCTTTGGCGAAGTCGATGATGTACTGCTTGAAAACGTGCGCCTGCGCCTTGCTGGCGGAGAGGAAAATCTGGTTGCGTCCGGTGGTGATGGCGTCAATCAGCGCCTCACGGGCAAAGAAGAAGGTCGCCCCAATCTGGCGCGATTTCAGCAGGTTGCGGATACGGTGCCGGTTGCCTGCCTCCCACCAGTGGCGCTGGTAGGCAAACATCGAGTCGTGGAATACCTCCTGCAGCTTCTCGATCTGCTCGTCGGTAAACAGGTTCTTTTCCGGCTGTTTGCGCGGGCCTTTGTTGCGGTTGGCTACGTTGGGGTTGAGGTCTGCCTCGTTGCCGCCGTCGTTGAATTTGCCGATCCGGGCATGGCGCTCGGACTGGCGCGCCAGCAGGTCAATTTCCTTGAAGTCTTTCCCTTCTTTCTGCTCCTTCATGATGAGCTGGCAGTAGCGTGCGGCGGTGGTGAGCTGCATCTGATCCAGCGGCCCGAACTCGCCCCATCTGTCGCGCTTCTTCCAGCTGTGAACGGTTGCAACTTTCTCGCCCAGCATTTCAGCAATGCGGGCTACGCGGTATCCCTGAAAGTACAGCAGCATGGCCTGCCGACGGGGATCGAGGTCTGCGGGGGTCAGTGTCATATCCATGGCACAAGCCTACGGCCTTGACCGGCCTCTTTCTCCGGCTTCGTTTTGTATGGCAAAGGGCACAAGCGCCGCGCGTTGTCTCACTCCTCCCATCCCGCAACCATAAGGCTCCAGACAGTTTTCTAACGGAGCACGGTTCATGACAGTGAAAGCAAAGCGTTTCCGCATCGGGGTGGAAGGTGCCACCACCGACGGACGCGAAATCCAGCGTGAATGGCTGGAACAGATGGCGGCGAGCTACAACCCGACGGTCTACACCGCGCTCATTAATCTTGAGCACATCAAATCCTATTCCCCGGACAGCGCCTTTAACCGCTACGGCCAGGTGACGGCGCTGGTTGCGGAAGAAATCAACGACGGTCCACTGGCAGGCAAAATGGCGCTGTATGCCGACGTGGAGCCAACCAGCTCCCTGGTGGAACTGGTTAAAAAAGGCCAGAAGCTGTTCACCTCTATGGAGGTCAGCCCGAAATTTGCCGACACCGGCAAAGCCTATCTTGTCGGACTTGCTGCCACTGACGATCCGGCGAGTCTCGGCACGGAAATGCTGGCGTTCAGCGCAAGTGCTGCCCACAACCCGCTGGCGAACCGTAAGCAGAAACCGGACAACCTGTTTTCTGCAGCCGAAGAAACCCTTATCGAGCTGGAAGAAATCCAGGACGACAAACCCTCCCTGTTTGCCCGCGTCACCGCGCTGTTCACCAAAAAAGAGCAGACCGACGACGCGCGATTTTCCGACGTGCATCAGGCCGTGGAGCTGGTTGCCACCGAGCAGCAGAACCTGAGCGAACGCACCGCTAAAACCCTGAACGAAAACGGCGAACGTCTGTCCGCGCTGGAATCTTCCCTGCAGGAGCAGCAGGCCGCCTTTGCCGAACTGGAGCAGAAGCTCAACCGGGAAGACAGCCGCAGGGACTACCGCCAGCGTGCGCCGGGCGGTGATGCCCCAGCTGGCACCGTGACCAATTGCTGAGGAGCAAACCAACACATGAAACAGAAAACCCGCTTTGCCTTTAACGCCTACCTGCAGCAGCTGGCGCGCCTGAACGGTGTGTCCGTGACCGAGCTTGCCAGCAAATTCACCGTGGAGCCGTCGGTATCCCAGACGCTGGAAGATGAAATTCAGCAATCCGCCGCGTTTCTGACGCTGATCAACGTGATGGGCGTGGCCGAACAGTCCGGCCAGCTGCTGGGGCTCGGCGTCGGCAGCACCATTGCAGGCACCACCGACACCACCACCAAAGAGCGCGAGCCGACCGATCCGACGCTGATGGCCGATGTGGAATACAAATGCGAGCAGACCAACTTCGACACGGTGCTGACGTACGCGAAGCTTGACCTGTGGGCAAAATTCCAGGACTTCCAGGTGCGTATCCGAAACGCCATCGTGAAGCGCCAGGCGCTGGACCGCATCATGATCGGCTTCAACGGCGTGAAGCGTGCCAAAACCTCCAATCGTGCCGAGAACGTGCTGCTGCAGGACGTGAACAAAGGCTGGCTGCAGAAAATCCGCGAAGACGCGCCGGACAACGTGCTGGGCACTAAGACGGCAGACGACGGCACCCTGACCGTCGAACCGGTGAAAGTCGGGAAGGGCGGTCTGTACGCCAACCTCGACGCGCTGGTGATGGATGCGGTCAACGAGCTTATCGATCCGATTTTTCAGGACGATGACGAGCTGGTTGTGGTCTGTGGCCGTGAACTGCTGTCCGACAAGTATTTCCCGCTGGTCAACAAGGAGCAGGAGAACAGCGAGAAAATCGCCGCGGATCTCATCATCAGCCAGAAACGCATGGGCGGCCTGCAGGCCGTGCGCGCGCCGTATTTCCCGGCGAATGCCGTGCTGATCACCCGCCTGGATAACCTGTCCATCTACTGGCAGGAAGAGACCCGCCGCCGCTCGGTTATCGATAACCCGAAACGTGATCGCATCGAAAACTTCGAGTCGGTGAACGAGGCCTATGTGGTCGAAGACTACCGCTGCGCGGCTCTGGTGGAAAACATCGAAATCGGTGATTTCAGCGCGCCTGCCGCACCGGACGCCGGGGAGTAACGCATGAGCCTGAGTCCTGCACGGCAGCATCGCTTGCGCATTCAGGCTGAACAGGCCGCCCGTGAGGGCGGCAGTGTTCGCCATGCTTCGGGCTATGACCTGATGCTGCTCCAGCTGGCCGAGGACCGCCGCCGCCTCAAGGGCATTCAGTCCACGGTGAAAAAAGTGGCGATCAAGGTTGAACTGCTGCCGAAATACACCGCCTGGGCAGATGGCGTGCTGGCGGCCGGAGGGGCGCAGCAGGATGACGTCCTGATGTACGTGATGCTGTGGCGTATCGATGCCGGGGATTATGCCGGTGCGCTGGAGATCGGGCGTCATGCCCTGCGCCACGGCTGGGTGATGCCGCTCGGCAACCGCAACGTGCAGACCGTGTTGGCCGAGGAATTGGCCGACGCGGCACAAAGCGCGATGCTGGCGGCGGCTCCTTTCGACGCCGACCTGCTGCTGCAGGCGCTGGACCTCACCACCGGGCAGGATATGCCGGACCAGTCACGGGCGCGCCTGCACAAAGCCATCGGCGCGGTGCTGAGCGAAAGCAATCCGGCATCGGCCCTGAATCACCTCACTCATGCGCTCCAGCTGGATTCCCGCTGTGGTGTGAAGAAAGACAAAGAGCGGCTGGAGCGCAGACTGCGCAACGACCGCTGACGGAACGTGCCCCGCGCACGGGCGGCACGGGATGGCGACAGGCATGGCCTTATCAAAATCCCGTTCACCGCCCACTTATTCAGGAGAAGACCGCATGAAGTTTGTTGCGCCCGAACCGGCACCGGAACAGGCGGAGGTCATCGAAAACACGCCGTTCTGGCCGGATGTGAGCCTGTCGGAGTTTCGCAGCGTGATGCGCACCGACGGCACGGTGACGCAGCCGCGCTTAAAGCAGGTGCTGCTGACCGCCATTTCCGAAGTGAACGCCGAACTGTTCGATTTCCGCAACCGCCAGCAAATGCTCGGCTTTCAGGCACTGGCTGACGTACCGGCGGACGTCCTCGACGGCAAAAACGAGCGTATCCAGCACTATCACAACGCCGTCTATTGCTGGGCGCGCGCCGTGCTCAATGAACGCTATCAGGACTTTGATGCCACGGCGTCCGGTGTGAAGCGAGGGGAAGAGCTGGCCGAGGCCAGTGGCGACCTGTGGCGGGATGCGCGCTGGGCGATCAGCCGGGTGCAGGATGCGCCACACTGCACGGTGGAGCTTATCTGATGAAAGTGCGTGCGCACCAATATGACACGGTGGACGCGCTGTGCTGGCGTCACTACGGGCGCACGCAGGGTGTCACGGAGCAGGTATTACGGGCCAATCCGGGGCTGGCCGAACATGGCCCCTTTTTACCGCACGGGCTGCAGGTGGAACTGCCGGATCTCCCGACATCGACCACCGCGCAGACCGTCCAGCTATGGGACTGAATGATGACGCTTGAACGACTCAGCGCCTTTATCACTTACTGCATCGCCGTGCTGCTGGCATGGCTGGGCGACCTGTCGCTCAAGGATGCATCAACGGTCGGCGGCGTGCTGATTGGTGTGCTGATGCTGGCGATCAACTGGTACTACAAACACCAGTCTTTCAAACTGCTGCGCGGCGGCAAAATCTCGCGGGGGGAGTATGAATCCTTCAATCGTTAAGCGTTGCCTGGTCGGGGTAGTACTGGCTATCGCCGCCACGCTGCCCGGTTTTCAGTCGCTGCATACTTCCGTCGAAGGGCTGAAATTGATTGCAGATTACGAAGGCTGCCGCCTGCAGCCGTATCAGTGCAGCGCGGGCGTCTGGACCGACGGCATCGGCAACACGTCCGGCGTGACGCCCGGCAAAACTATCACCGAACGGCAGGCGGCGCAGGGGCTAATCAGCAATGTGCTGATTGTCGAACGGGCACTGGAAAAATGCGTGGTGCCATCGGTGCCGCAAAAGGTCTATGACGCCATGGTGTCGTTTGCCTTTAACGTTGGCACCGGCAACGCCTGCAGCTCCACGCTGGTGAAACTGCTGAATCAAAAGCGCTGGGCGCATGCCTGCCGCCAACTGCCTCGCTGGGTGTACGTCAAAGGCGTGTTTAATCAGGGGCTGGATAATCGCCGCGCGCGTGAAATGGCCTGGTGCCTGAAAGGGGCTGGAGTATGACGCGCACGCTGGCGGTTTTTTTGCTGCTACTGGCAGCGCTGGCCTGGCAGTCGTGGCGGCTGAACAACGCCCGGCACGCCATCGAAACGCAAGGCGAACAGCTAGCGACTAAAGCGCAGGCACTGGCGGAGAAAAACAGCCAGCTGATCGGTCTGTCCATTCTAACCGAAACCAACAGCCGGGAGCAGATGCGACTTTATGCGTTGGCGGAGCAGACCAGCGCGCTGCTGCGTCACCGGCAGCACCGGATCGAGGAACTGAAACGTGAAAACGAGCATTTACGCCGCTGGGCTGACACTCCTTTGCCTGCTGACATTATCCGGCTGCGGGAGCGTCCGGTCATCGCCGGAGGTGCAGCTTACCGTATATGGCTGTCCCAGAGTGACACCGTGCAGTCTGAACCCGTCAGCTCCGCGCACTAACGGCGATCTGAACGCGATGCTGGATGAAACCGAGGCCGCCTGGGCGGTCTGTGCTGACAAAGTGGACACGATAGTGACGTGCCAGGAGCTAAACAGTGAACAAGCCGCAGTCCTTACGCAGCGCCCTGAATAACGCAGTGCCGTATGTGCGCGATAATCCCGACAAGCTGCATCTGTTCGTGGATAACGGTTCTCTGGTGGCAACCGGTGCGCAGTCCATGTCGTGGGAATATCGTTACACCCTGAATGTGGTGATCGAGGATTTCAGCGGTGACCAGAATCTGCTGATGGCGCCGGTCCTGCTGTGGTTGAAAGCGAATCAGACGGATGCGATCAACAACCCGCAGCTGCGCGAAAAGCTGTTCACATTTGAGGTGGATATTCTGCGCAACGACGTGTGCGATATCAGCCTGAACCTGCAGCTGACGGAGTGCGTGCTGGTCAGCGCCGATGGCGGTATTTCAACGGTTGAGGCAGAGCCGGAACCTGATGAGCCAGAAGAAATGTGGACGGTGAAACGTGGATAATCTGCATAAGGTGGATGAGTGGCTGGCAGCGCTGTTGGCGAATCTGGAGCCTGCCGCACGTCAGCGCATGATGCGCGAGGTGGCGCAGGAATTACGCCGGAATCAGCAGAACAATATACGGCTGCAGCGCAATCCTGATGGCACTGGCTATGAGCCGCGCCGGGGAACAGCCAGGACAAAGAAAGGCCGCATTAAGCGGCAGATGTTCGCCAAACTCCGCACTGCTAAATACCTGAAGACCGCCTCCACTGCTGATTCTTCCAGCGTTGAGTTTGCCGGGAAGGTGCAGCGTATTGCACGGGTGCATCATTACGGCTTACGTGACCAAGTTAGAAATAAAGGGCCTATTGTAAAGTATACAGAAAGACGCTTGCTCGGGTGGGGGGGAGAGTCTAAAAATGCTGTAAAGGATATTATTTTAAAAGTAATGTCAGGGAGGAAGGGCTGATTATTTTATTTTGTTATTACAATCACAACCACTATCATATTTTGATAGTGGTTGTAATATTTTACTTAAGATTTATATTGATATTTTTAGTATTTTTGCTTCATTTTTCAATATCTCTGGTGTGAGATGGGTGCTATCAAATGTTCTAGCCTTGAATATTGATAGTAATCCTTTTTTGGTGTCCTTTATGGATTCATTGGCTGCGCTTTTTATAATTGTTTTGGATAATTTGTAT